ACTATCATATGAAAATCCAGAATCTGCCATTTAAATTCCTCTATAAAAGACCGTAATCATAATTGGCGTCACGAGTTCGTCTTGCCATTGATGAAGGGTTAGTGTCCTCTGTGTCATAAGATTCACCAACAACAAAACTCCACCTATCGGGGTAATCATAGTTAAAAGTATCACCTCTTACATCAAGTTGTAAGTAAACTTTGTAAGGGATGCCAGGGTATAAAAGATTGGTGTCTAAGTCAAAAAAGTTACCTTCAGAGTCGTATGATATATCAAAATCATTTACTTCAATATCGTCAGTATATCTCTCTCTAATTTGTATTTTTCCAGACCGAACAATAAAATTATTTGCAGCAGTTGAACTACCTGTAATACTTTTTAATGAAGTGGTTCTATCTCTAATATTTACACGAATCCTTTGTGTTGTTCCTGGCTGAAATTGAGGTACAAGATTACTTAAACTAATTTGATAGTTTGAGGTCGTATAACTACTATGACCAGAAGTAGGCAGTATACAACTAAAAGAAAAAGTATCAGTTCTATATTCACCTGCAGTGGTGACCGTCCAACTATCTGTAAAAGAAGTAGAACTTGATAGTCCTATGTTAATACCTGTTAAACCAGCTGCAGCAGTCTCTGTGCCTGCATCACCAACATTTATCTTATATATTCCCTTTGATGCTCTCGCGGCTGTTACAGCAATTCCTAAAGCTATTCCACTTGACCCTGCGCTTGACTCGTTGGCTGCGCTTAAGGTAACATGGCCAGGAAACGGTCCTGTTCCGTTTAGGTCAGTTAATGCACCATCTACTATACTATAATAAAACAGTAAACCAGATTTAGAAAACTTAATATTGTTTCTATCGTCTTTAATAGCACCTGCCCATTCTAACTGTAAGTATGGCGCTTTTTGAGTATTTGTTTCTCTACTATAAAACTTCTTAGAATAAAAGTTCTCTGCTGTTACTGATGTGGCCACACCTGCTGCAGTAGCTTCGGTAGCGTCTTTACATTCTTGTGCGTCTGACATTCTTATAAGGAAACCATGATCTGCCGAGCCACCATTAGCAATAGTTGTTCCTTCAGAATAATTGAGATATGCTTTAAAATATTCAGTAACATCTAACTTAAGATTTTCTTCACCTTCGGGAAAATTCATAGAAGCTGAGTTAGAGTCATAAATTTTAGTAGCATAACCTATATAATTACTACCACCCGTCTGACCTGCATTACTGGCAGTTTTCCAAGGTAATTGATTTGTAGCAGATAATGCATTCGCGAATCCTGTGTTACTAAAGTTGTCATTATCTAATCCACGACCTTCAGCCCATCCACCAGTAAGAGGAAACGCATTTATATCAAAGTTGTGTGGTACAGTATCAGTAGATGGTGTATTGAACATATAGATATAAGCGGATACGCTGGAGTCTGTTCTTGGGTCGGGATACTTACCTGTGCTAATAATACCGGCACTTAATGAGGTAAGTCCAAACTTAATCAAAATTCTGGCAAACTCTTTCCGTTTGTCGCGACGATCATTAATTTTATTCCACACTTCTAATACAGGTGTTAGCCCAAAATTAGCGGTGGTAGAATATTCTGTTATCCATGTGTCTTTAGATGAAAATGCTCTTGCGTAGCTCATTTTATTCTCTCATTAATATCCGCCGCCTCCACCGCCACCAGTTCCAAACGCTGCAACTGTTGATTGATCGGCAACTCTGCTTATAATATCAAAATTAGGATATTTTAACTCCCATACAGCATCTTGAGGAAGCTTAACAATACCACTTGTCGTATTGGCTTTTATATTAAATTGTGTACCCGAATACCCTCTTCCTTCTACCACACCTACTCTATTAGTTATATTTAAAGTGGGAACAGCTCTCACGGACGCTAAGTTTTGTAATCGTGATTGAACATCAGAAATTACAATACTATCGTTAAAATTAGTGCGAGCAGTATCAAAATATCTTTGTAAAACTAATATACAATCCATCATAGCTTGAGCTTCATTAACATCAGGCATTGGAACAATAGTAAAATCTGCACCGATATTTATTATGCGTCCATTAGTTATTCTTATAGTATCAGAGAATGACTTAAAATTTCTCATATAAGTTTCTATATTATTTTTTATTACTTCACTTGGTAGTGTAAGATTACCAACATCATTTCTTGTTATTAAAAATAATTGAACCCCCAAATTGTTAGTCGGATCTTTTCTTACAAAACTTCTAAATACACTTCCAAAATGTGCTGGCATTGACATCATTCTGGTTTGATAATCTTGAAGTGTTACACACCTCATTTGAGAACTCATATTAAAAACGGCGTTTTCTTTAATAGAGGATATAGTTTCAGCTTCTTCTCCTCCACTAGCTTGTTCACCATTACTACAAGATAAAGTATCATAAATATTTCTAACTACAACAGCAGAAAGTGATGTTATATTTGGTTTTGCAAAAGCCAATTCTTGTCTTATGAATCTGTTTAATGTATTTGCCCCTACATTTGTATTAACGCCACCACCAGCTCTATATTGAATAGACAGTTCAGTGTTTTGTGGAGCAACACCTAATGTTTTTGTTTTAAGAAAATTAGTTGAGTCAATAGCGGCGGGTGTAAAGCCTGATGGAGAACCTCTTAAAGATGGAGGTAATACGAAATCATTAGGATTAGGAATTATTTCACTATCAGCTTCCGTCAAGACGCCTGACCCAAACCTAATAGAAGTTAACCCAGTTGGTTCTCTTTCCACAACATATCTTTTAGGAACTCTTTTCAATTTCATAATGTAGCCTGCATCACCAGAACTGTCACTAGTATTAACCTCACCAGTAAAAACAGTGTCTCTTGCTAAATTATCAACTTGGAAATATTGACTACCATCAGACGCTGATACCGATACTACTTCATTAACATCACTTTCGGGTAAAACAACTTTTAAAAATTTTATTGCATCATTTGCTCTATAATTAAAAGTTTTGGAAATACCAGCAGCCGCAGAAACCCCTGTTACAGTTACTGTGGTAGTACCGCCTGCTGATTTAACCATTCTGTTTTTTGGTTGAGTAAAATCTACATCATCTAAAACTTCAAAAGAAACAATAGGGTCAAAGTTTGTAACAACAGTTGCTCCTTTTTTTAACACAAATAAACAATCACCCGAAACGCTTTCTTGTAGTGTTGCGCTAATAGATAAATTTACTACGGCTGGTGTTGTATTTTTTGGAGTATATCCAAAGTTTTGTGCAAGAGATACAATATTTTTAGCTTCAACAGCTCTGTTAATATAGGCTTCATTAACCTGTCTGTCTATATTAAAAGATAATATATCGCCCACATAAGCGATTAAGTCTAAAATCGCCATACCTCCAGAAGCATCATTAAAGTCACGAAAATCATTTGGAAAATGTCTTCTTGTGTAGTCTATTAAATCTGCTTTAATAGAATCAAAATCTTTAGATAAATAATTAATTTCTCTATTTTTAGTTAGGGGCATCTTAGCTCTCTGGATTATTCAAAGTAAGGTTGATATTATCTACCATAGCCTGTTGATCTGTAATAACATAAGTCATATTTACTCTAATTTTATTGTTACCTAAAATTGGTTCTTCCTCTTGAGTTATCATTCTAATATTTGTTACTCTTATATAAGGTAAATATCGCGCAATTGCAGTTTCTATTTCTAACCTTATATTTTCAAATGTTTCTTCTCTTGTTATAGGTTCAAATAATTGACCTTGTAGTACAGGAATATTAGTTCCTAAATTAGCGTCATTAATTCTTTCGCCCTTAAGCGTTAGTAAGAGAGTTTTTATGTTTTCTCTTACAGCAGAAATAGTGTCAGTATTACCTTCAAAAAATCCTCGTCTGAATGATCTTAAAGGAAACTTATAATTTATAGAATTAACTTTTGCTGCGTATCTTTCTTTTTGAGCAATAATTTGTTGTCTATCTTGATCAGTGGAAACATAACCGTCTGGATAAAAGGGGTCTAATGATGGTAACCCACCGTGATTATTTTCTTTTGGCATTACGCTATCTCTTAATTTATAAATTGATTATTACTTAAGAACTTAGAAACCCTTTGTGTTATCTGAGCTAATTTAATTTTTTGATTAGTAAAAGAATCAACAGCTTCCTGTAATCCTGTATTCACTATTTCTGTTTGCTGGCCTAATGGAGCTGGATTTTGTGGATCACCACTATCAGTTTCTATAGGTGCTGTAAATCTTGGATTATCAGCTCCGCCAATAATTGCATCAAAGTTAACTTTTTGTTTTCTATTTCTTGTATACTTAAAGGCTCTTCTTACCAATCTTGGAGGTTGTGGAACAGATATACTAGTTCCTGGCACCCATGTTCTTGGTATAGTTACAGTTGAATATTTAGGTACATAACGCGTTGTTTCTAATTGTGCTGATCTTCCACCAGTTCTATTCAACCAATCCGCTCGACTCTCTTTTACGGTTACTTTTCTTACTCCCGTTCTAATTCTTCTTCTACCTCCACCTACATATCTACCTTGAGTCGTTATAGTTCTGTTTGGTTGTGGTCGATATCTTGCAGGAACATTTACTACTTGTTTTACTTTAATTTCTTTTTCTAAATTTAACTCTATTTTAGGGAGTGCGTGAGTGTGATCTAAAAATGCATTTAATAAAACTTGAGTAGAATCTGCAAAACCTTCAAGTGTTGTTAATACCTCTCTCATTAAGTTATAATTTTCTCTTTGTTGAGTAACTAACTTTTCTCCTAATACTTGACGATATAACAAACCATTTGTTTCTTTTGAAGAAATATTATAAATCTCATCAGCTATGTTAGCAATTATTGATTTATCTTCTCCATTTAAATTATTTTGAGCTTCTTCTTTGCTATTAGATACACTTTGTAATGAATAATTACCTAATCTTTTTATAGATGAGTCAATAAAGTGAATAGTTTTAGTGCTAGTTTCACCAATAGATGGATCATAACTAATATTGTTTACAACATCTTGAGGTAATAAAAAATTTGGGTCATTTACAACTACCTTTGACGAAAACTGTGTGCTTTTTAAGGTATCATCACCGCCACCCTCAACAGATTCATCATCTGTGATATAAGTCTCTATTTGAGTAGGCTTATCTGATACTTGAGTGTTATCGCCAGGCACTAAATATGCAAAATTATTAATAGTATTATTGTTGGGTGATTCTTGTCCCTCTAATCTTATTCCTTGTTCTAAAACCCCTTTTTTATTGTTTCTGTTAAATGAATGTCGAGAGTAAGTTTTACTCCTACCTTGTTGAACTACATCGCCAAAAGTTATAGGTATTGACATATTTAATGTTTCATCAGAAGGCATGAAATCTCTATATCTATTTCTTAATCTTCTCACATCAAAGTTAAAACCGTACTTATAGACATTATTAGTTTCCGAATCTTCTATACCAACAAAGTCTCTAGCATAACTAATATTTAAAGATGATGAATCGTTAACTCTACCCACATAATATCCCGCCGCGGCAGGGTTTGGCTCCTCTTTCATTATTAATACTTCTTCACCAATTTCGGGTATGCAAATATTATGCATTGGAAAGAATGGGGGATAATATATTTTATCTATTTCTCTTTCTGGAAATGCAGTGCTATCATCTAACCCTATTATTTTAGCATAAACACTAAAGGGTGGTTGGACACTGGAAGAAGTAACTGATTTATAAATTGTAAAGTCAACCTCTATTACTATACCCTTATATATTAAACTAGAGTGATCAACACCGATACCTTGTGAACTATTAAAACTATTTTGAGCATAGTCCATACCCCTATTAAATTGTTTTAAAAGATCTTCACCACCAAGTCTCATTTCTCTACCTCAACGTCTTTAATTTTAACACCATTTTTTTGTAAAACATCTTCTAAAAAAATTAATTCTTTTCTTGTTTCAGTTAATTTCTTTGTAACAGTTTCCATAGCCTGTAACATATTATCATACACCATCAATAATTCACAATACCTTTCAGCATTTTCTTTTAACTCTTTTTCATCCATATCAACCGATAAAATCTTCTTTTATACCTGAGTAATTTATCTTTATTTTCTTTAACGACTTGGTTATCTTACGACTCGGTAAGTCTGTCGCTTCTCTAATGTACACATAAAGTTGTTTCTTATTATAAATATTGAATCGGTGATAGTTTTTCAATATATCATTAACTATTTCTAAAACCGCAAAATCTTCTTGATTATAATTGTCTTTTGAATCCCAATCATCAAAATCCTCAATTATACCAGAAATAAAATCTTGATTATGTTGATTGACTTCGTTTTCTTCATAAGCATTAATACTAATATTTTGTACAATAATGTCTTGGTTATCGTCATCAATAAATCTTTTATTCTTATCGGCATTACATCTCTGAATCATCCAATTCTTTGTGATGGTTCCAAAATATGAAAAAGATTTTTTATTTTTTGATATATCAAACTTGTTAAGTTTTTCATAAAGGTGAGTCATCACTTCATGCTCAATTTGTTCTCTATCCCAAAGTATTTTATTAAAATTGTAAGTATAGTAAATGTTTTCTACGAGCTTACGAAAGGCAGGTTCTATTATAGCTACAAAAACTTTATGCTTATCTTCAATATCTTCGTTGGTGTTAAACTCAACGATAGCTTCTTCTTGTTCAGTTCCCCAATATTTCATAATTATCCTTTTATATATATTAACATTTAATTTTAATAAAAATTTTATTTTTTATAACCTTTAGAACATAAACGGTTGTTTTGCTCATGTTAAGGTTAATTGACATCTCCAACCTCATCAAGATTTCTATTTTCTATTAGAGTTCCTTCTAATATTGTTTGGAAACCACTTGGAGTTACTGACTCTCTTACATTAGTAATTATATACATTCCTTCTAATTGGGGCACCACACCTCTAATATGCATAGTGGTGTTAGGAAATATATTTGTAGTTCCATGAATTGTTACAGTTGTTTTTCTCATATAATTTGATAATAATTGAGTAGCAAAATTAGACCCCGATTCAGCAACTAACATAGCGTTTAGTTTAGCCATTCTTTCTGGATTTTGCATCAAAAAACTTGTAACAAGACTGGCAGGCACGGTTGGTTTGTCACTTGTTCCATTAGCAAAAAACGCATTTCTATCAAACGTAACTCTTCCAGCATAACCCGTTGCATTATCGCCTGTTCTTTCATCACTTCCATCCCCTATTTGTATGACACCTTCAAATTTTGGATCTTCAGCTACCAAAAAGTCTCTAAGCTCAACAGCTACATTTCCAAATGATAAAAATTGAGCAAATTTATTTGGATCACCAGCGAAAGCTCTTGAACCTAACTCAAAAGTCAGAGTCATACCAGCGTCAAATTTAGAACTCATATCTAATCTTTCTATTAAAGAATCGTCTTTTTTATAATCAAGCAATAAATTTTCTTCGGGATACCTGTTTCTAAATATAGCTTCATCAATTTCGGCTGTTGCTTGTCTTGCTGTATTTCTCCAATTTTTTGCTGCAGAAAATACCTCCATAACCCCATCTGATCTTGTTCTAAACCCTACATTAATATTGCTACCCTCTACCCCTATTGAATCGGGCCTCATTACTTGTTGCATAAATTGAAATATAGACATATTAGAATTTTGTTTATTCATTAAGTTTTCTATAACATCTCTACGTATAGGTATGTCCGCCACATTATCAATAGTAAAGGTTGATAAATCCGCAAATTGTGGAGAGAAATTACCTAATCCTTCATTTTCGTCATCCTCTGGTCTAAACAAATGACCATACGTTACATCTTGCAATCTCCACTCGTCTTTGTCTCCCAACCATCTTGAATTAACAACTTTGATTCGGCCTCTTGGTATACTATCACCACTCCTACTTCCAATTCTTCTATTTTTTGGTAATGGTGCTAAAACATTTTGTATAATAAATTCTACAACACCTATGTTTAACTCTTCTCCATTTACAATTTCACCATCTGGTAAAAGCATTGACGGGCTATTATTATTATTATTAATTCTTGTAAAAAACCCACGGCCTGGCAAACGATCTAAAAAATCACCTATATATAACCAATTTTTATTAGGTGATTTTTCTGGAAAAGCCGCAGATCCATATTGTTTTTTTGAGGGTTGATATACACCTGTACCATACGGGTAATATTGATTGCTGTATCCTTGTTCTTTATCAACTCTCGGCCCTTGAACGCTCGTGCCACGTCGCGGTTTTAGAGCCGGAACCGATATATATTGCTGTATCCCTTCTGTTTCTGCCGCTGCCTCTACTTGTTCTTCTGTTTGGTTTGCTTCCACGCGATCTTCTTCACCTCGGTCATTCAGAAACTGATCCCGCGGGGGTCGATCACGCTCAAGGTTCGCCTGTGCATCCGATGTTGCATTTACAAACGGCTGAATTGGAACTTGTATATAATTGTTTCCATCTTGTTCGTAAGCATCTATACTTGCTTGGGTACTGCCAGCTAAAGCATAAACTGGTATCATATCAGCAGTGCCAGCAAATTCATCACCTTTTACTACCCAATAATTAAATATTTTTTCTTCACCTCTTACTGTTGTTTTTTTAGTTAAACTCTTCCAGTCTATTTTTTTTGCGCCAGCGCTGCCGGGATAACCATTATGTGCTGTTGGATTATCATCACCCAAAGACCAAAATACTTTAGTGTATTCCTCGGCTCTGTTTGCATCATATACAGGAGGAAAATACCAATTCTTTCTTTTAATAACTAAGGCTCTTTTCATGTCTAAGGTCAAATTCAAACAATGTTCACCACGGCCAATGCGAGGGCCATAAGATGTAAAATCACCGCCGTGTATATCAGCGGGAATCTGATCAAGTAAGCTTTCTGGAAATGTGTTTCTAAGAATAGGTTCAGTAGGAGTCCCCACATTCATCAACGGTGAACCTTCCTCTCCTGGCTTT